ATGATGTTATGTGTGGCATTGCTCAGCGGATGTACGAAACAGGCAGAATCTGAGGCACCTCAAATTGATTATAAAGCTCAATTTGAAGAGTCGGACCGAAAAATTGGTGAATTTTTAGATCAGTTAGATAATCCAAATACCCCTCAAGAAGTTAAAGTTAAAATTTTATGTCATGACTATCCTGATGTGTATAAAAAACAATACATGCCTGCATTAATAAAAGTTTCACCAAAACCGTATACTGAAGAAAAATTATTGTCAGATTTGAAAAGTGCAACTGACTACTATAAAGGGACTTTGGGGATAAAATGTAATGAATAATATTTGAATTAAATCACGATAAAAATTTAAAAGTGTGAATTGATTGGCATTATTTAGTTGTGCTAAATTTCCTCTGTTAATTACTTAAACTTTCCTCTGGATTTGAAATGCAGATCTTAAAATTTTTACAGAGTTTTAATACAGTCGGCACCTATTTAACACTTGCTTCCATCTTGCTTGTGGTCATGATCATTTATTTTTATGTAATTAATCCTGCATGAACATTTTGAAAAGAATAGGTCTTCTCATCTATTACTTTTTTAAGAACGGAAGATGAATAATAATAGGGTAAGGATATGAAATTTAAAATATTATTATTAAGTTTTATTGCCACCGGTTGCTATGCTAATGAAAGTACAGCTGACCCAGATATTTGTAATATCGTAAAAAAGGTTGCTTATAACGTAATGGAAGCACGACAGCAAAAAGTACCAGCACAAGATTTACAACAAATTGCCGATGGGTTAGCAGATGAAAAAGCCAAGCAGCTTTATCAAGACTTAATTAGCTCAGCTTATGCTGCCAAAGTATTTAAGACAAGTTTCTTTAAACGCCAAGCAATTGAAGATTTTCAAGCAGGGTGGTATGAGGAATGTTTACGTAGAAATGAATAATAATTAAAAAATAATGAGTATTTAATTTTTAAGAACAACTAATTAGTTAAGAGAATAAAAAATAGACTGACAGGTCTGTCTAGGTATTTTAATTTGAAAATAAAATTCGAATTTATAGGTATTTATTTAAAAATAAATGCTCCGAAGATGCCGCTGCATGTCGTTACCCTTGAACCCTAAAGTTCAGCGGGGTTTTAATGATTCTAACAATACAATGCAATATTAAGCAATACCTAGCGATATTAAAAAATCAATATTTTTAATAATTTATATTAAAACAATACAATGCAATATTACACAATCTTTAGCAATACAAAAATAGTCTATTAATAGTCTATTTTCAAAAATACGGTCTATTTTTCAGGTTTAAGTCTATTAAAGGTCTATTTTAAATGATTAAAAAAGCGGCAATTAGCCGCTTATGCTGTGTGTGCCATTTTGTTTTGTTCAATATACGCCAAAACATCAGCCTTCACATAATTTACCTGACGTTTGTGTGGTTTCGAAAAGGGAATACCGCCGCCTTCACATCTTTTCTTCTGCAACCATGGTAAAGATACGTGCATTACGATTGCAACCGTTTCAGGTGGGAAAGTCTGATTATCAGCGGCTTCCCAAAATTCTTTCTTGGCAGCCTCTTTTTCTGCATGTGTCATACGATCTAATTTAGTTAAACGTGACATATAAATCTCCTTAATGCTTCAACTCATTACGTTCTTTCTTCAATTGACGCAAAAGGTTGTGAAGAGTAACGGTTACAGCTTTATCTAAACTTTTAGTTGAATGGAATTCGGCAAGCTGAGAAAGTGCTAAACCAAAAATGTGGTATGCAAAAACCTTTGCAGCCTCAGGATTATTTTTGAGAAGCTCCTCAGTACTTGGACAAATGATTTTTTCAAAAATATGAACAGCTACCTGATCCGGAGTACCTTCAATACGGCTAGGGCTCAAATTAACTTCACCAATAACTTTGCTCATGCTTCGGCTCCCGACATTGCTTGATCAATTGCTTCACGTTCAGTTTTATGAACTGTTTTCGTTAAGCGATCCCAGCCATCAATCCAATAAACTTCATTTACACAAAAACCTTCATCAGTAAGTTCATAGTTTTCATCGTAATTAGTATCAGTACATATAACTCTATGTTCTTTAAGCATGAAATCTAAACGTGCTGTATCTTTTGCTTGTTCCTCATTAATAAGCACATAACCCTCTGGTACCGCCTGAGCTTTGGCTTCAAACCAAGCCATCCACATATCATTTTCTGTACCACAATAATATGACTGGGTTTCTTCTTGGAAATTATGAATCCGCTTTAGACTAGCTGCTTCGCAGTACCAATCATCTTCTGAAAATTCAGAGTCTATCCAAGCCTCAAAAGCCTCTCTTTCCTTATTCAAATCAAGCATCATTAGGCCCTCAAATATTCTTCTTTAGTCCACTCAACAAACTCTTTATAAAGTTGTTGAGCGGGTTTATTTAACCGGTTGTGATAGTCGATCGTTATGCGGCGCCAAGCGACTGGTACCGCATAATGCTTGGTTAGAAACATTGCTTGATCCATGCCTTGCCGGACTATTACGTAGCCCAGCAATTGCAAGTAGTACATAAAACCAAGCATGTGTTTTTGGCTCACTTTTTTGTACTGATCTTTCATATTAGAAACCATCCTCTAATAGATAATCAGGCTCAGTTTCAGGTTGAGTAGGTGTAGGATTCTCTAATTCAAAGCGGCGTTTTCTTATATAGCCCATGTACTTTGGTTGAATTAGCGGATCACGTGCAGCTACGTCTATTTCCAAAGCATCTAATGTTGTGAGGTCGGGCGCGTTTTGGATCTGGACCATTAGTGAAGGTGGTTCACTTTCTACAGGCTTTTCATCTGCAAGCTCAGTCAAACGCTTGTGAGTAGCTTTGAGTAAAGGATCCATTTGTTTATCTGACCATGTACGGGTGTATCGATAAACAGCATTTACCTCAGCTGGTGTTTTAGACTCTTTAACACGCTGGAGAAGTGTCTCAAGGGTCTTTTGATATTCCGTATCTTCGGTTTCTTCCTTAACAACAGGTTTAGTTAATGGTTTTTTTTCTGAATTATTTGTTGTTGAAGTTTTTACATTTGAAGATTCAATAACATTTTCAGAAAGTTCTTCTTCTTCAACTTCATCAGTTGGCTTGTTCAGAATTTTAAGCATATCTTCAGCAAACTCACCTCCACTTACTTTGATAATGGCGCAGCAATGAGCAAAAGCATTATCAGAACTTGAGTGGACTTGGCCATGCTGAAGCATGCGTAATTGTCCTTTTGAACCATTCCACTTAAACTGCTGCACACCTAATTCAACAGTTGGACTTGGGTAAGAGCAAGTAGAACCTTTAGCAGGCGCTTCTTTTAATGGTTCAGGTACCTCAAATTCGCCAATAAAAATAGTTCTAGGCTTTAATTGAAATTCGAATTTATCAAAAACATCAAAGCCAAAGTCATAAGGGTTAAATGGCTCCCAGCCATTACGCTCAGTATTATTTACTAAAAGTAATTCACCGTTGGCCCAAGCAAGTTTAGCTTCAACTTTATTTAGTATTTTCATGCTGTCATCCCCGTTTTAGCTAATGTTTCAATGTCTTGTTTAACTGCTGGTAGTTTTGCTGCTTCAATTTGGATAAGGGCATCTATGCCGAAGTGTTCACAAACTGTTTTTCACATCGAGGCCACGTTCAGCAATAAAGTTTTGAAGTTCATCTCTTTGTTGATCTGAGATACCGTTAAATTCTGGTGGACTAATCCAAGTGCCACGTTGCTTATCAAACGTGCAATTCAATGCTTTAGCTCTCATTAACATTGCTTGGCGCATGTTCTGGTAATACATGTGTTCTTTATCAAGCGACTCAGTTAATTGATTAAGGTCACCTGCATGCTCTGCTTCCTCACAGCTTTGTTTCCAGTTTTCTAGCTCTTCTTGGGCTTTAGCTGCTGCAAGTTGTGCAGGCGTTAAGGTGTTAATGTGATCTTTAGCTTGAGTAATCAGGTCAGCCAAAAAAGTAGGGTGTGCTTTAAGATCAGGTACCCATACTTCACCGGTTTCACCGCCTAAAGCACCTGAGTTTTTCGCATGATGTGTAGGCGAAGGTTTGAAATTAATAACGCGGGCATTTTTACCTTCACCAGTAGTAACAGTTGTTAGATAACCCATGACATCTGCGATACGGTAAAGCTCGTTACGGTTTTTACCACCTAGATCTGGGCGGTAAATAATTTGATCACCGTTTTGATCTTCTGATGCGTGTGCAATGAAAACAACATCTTTACCTAAACTGATCAAAGTATTGATGTATTGCTTGAACGTTTGGTTCGCTAAACCTTGAGCCTTTAACTTTAAAGAACCATCTTTTTGACGGTTATTTGCCGTAAGTAACAGGTGGGTTTTAATGCATTCAAGCATTGCACCCACGGTATCAATGACTACGGTTTTATATGGTGCTAAGTCCTGCGGAGTAAGGTTTGCAACATCACTCCATTGTTGAACCTGTACAACCGCACCACGACGTAATTCACCAGTACGGTGAGCACCACGGTCAAAGTCAAAAGAAATTGCTTTTTCCGCAGTAAAGCCCATCGATGATTTACCTAAACCCGGATCAGCGTATAGGTACACAATAATTGCTTGAACCAATAAGGTTTGATCAGCCGTAATAATAGGTAGAGCCATTATTCTTATCCTTATCTTGAGCCTGTAAAACCGCGTTTTTGCTTATATGCTTTGCGGTCATAAGTAGGGATATTTGTTTCACGCAGTTTTATAGCGAGCTGCTTTCTGCGCTGAAAATCGATTTCTTGCATAAGAGAAGCGAAAACCTTTGGTTCCTTAGCTTTAAATTGCTCAACATTAAGTGGCTTTTTAACGCCATCTTTAATTTCGTAAAGTACTGAGCCGTTAGCATTTGCAGCATAGGTAGCCCACTTAATACGTACGGAATAAAGACCTTTATCGTCACGGCCTAAAAATGACTTGTAGCCGTCGGGGTGCTTTTTGAAATGAGTCATCTTTAAGCCTCCACCAACTTGTTACGTTCGATGAAGCCTTTTAGAAGGTCATTGATGTTGCGGATGTCTTCAAATTCGGTGAAATCGTTATATGACTTACCGTTAATGTCAGTGATTTCATTCACAGTGAGTTGAGTAATATCAACAGCGGTGAATTCAGAACCCGGAACGCCGTAACTGTCTGGATGAGCTTCAAAATCAAAGCTAACTTTTAAACGGAAGCTATCTAATTTGATTACGGCAACGCCAGAATGTTTACCTGTGATTTTCGCGGTTAAAACACCGTAAGTACTTGGTTGAGTCTTAGGGGTAAATAGAGAAGGGGCTTCTTTTGCTTGGAAAGCTGGTTGCAATTGGCAAGCAACCAAAGTACCACCAGAAATTGCAAGCGCAGCCATGCTGACAAATGCAAATGAGTTGAATGAGTTAACTTTTACGTTCATAATTGATCTCGCAGTTTGCAAAGCCCCGTCTCCGTCCAAAGTTTCGGGGCTTTTTGTTGTCTACGAGACAAATATGAACTATTGGTTCAATTTAGTCAAGAACCGATAGTTCAAATTTTGGGATTTTGATGTATAAGGTCGTTTATATTTTTCATTACTTCATTGTAACTAGCAGAATCAAGTAAAGAATATTTAGGATTTTCAAGTTCATGAATTTTGAAACCTTCTTCTTTAGTATTTGTTGCTAAAGTCTCCATACCTAAAATAACTTGAGTAAATCCAATAGATGAAATCACCTGTACTATTTTATCCAGATTTTCAATATCTTGACCATTTTGCTGAATTGTATCGATGACTATTGGAAAAAGAGGAAAGTCGGTGAATTCAAAATTCATCAAAATATAGGCTAAATGAATTGCGAGTATGCTTCGACTGCTTGAGCTTCCACTTAACTTTGGCTTTAAATGCACGCGAGTAGGCACAGTTTGTGATTCAATCTCTAATTGATTATAAAAATACTTAATATGAGTTTTTAGTTTGTCCTTTCTTTCTTTTACTGAGTTTGAACTATCTATACTTTCAATGCGAGTTTGATTGTAAAGAATAGTTTTATTAATCTTGTCAATATCACTAAGTATATTGGTAATATTAAAATCTATATTAGATCTAATATTTTTAGATGAATAACTATATAAAATATCGTTAAAAGTATAGCTTTCACTTACTTTATTTTCTAATTGATTCTCAAAATTTTCTATTTCATTGTTTATAAGATTTAACTTGTTAACAGCCGCACTCTCTTGCTTTTTTAAGTCATCTAATTGCTGATTAAGGAAAAATATATTTTCTTCAATACCTTGTATATCAAACTCTAAAGCAAGGTTGGCTTTAAGTGTTTTTTTATGATGTGTACCACAAGTAGGGCATTCTATTAACGTTTCATTAGGAATCTCATTTAAAACAGATAAATCAGCTAAAGATTCATTATGTAAAGTAACTGCACTTTTAAGTAAATTTCTTACCTTATATCGCTCAGAAATAATATTTGCTACTTCATTCTTTAGTTCATCTTGTAGTTTTTTAGACTTCAATAATATTTCAGAACTTTCCTCTATCGTTTTAATAAATAAATTCTCATTGATCTCAGGCAAATGATCAATTTCTTGATAACTTTCAAGTAACTCATTTTTTGACTGATTATAAATTTTTATTTTTAATTCATATTCTTTTTTTGAGCTAATTAATTGTTTTTGCTTTTGTTTTAGAATAATAGTTTCATTTGATATAATACCTGTAAAATGCTCAATAACTTGTTGGTAAAAATCAATATAACGATTTAATCCTTCAAAAGGTCCTACCCATTTTGTTGTCCAACTTGTATCTTGATCAATATAATAAGGTGTAAGTAAACCTTGCAAACCAATATAATATTCTTCTAAATTATTATATTGTATTAATGATAAAGGGTAGTTAAATAATTTAGCTAGATATTCTTGCCATTCAGAATTTCTTTCAGTTTCAATTAGTAGTTGTTTGTCACAATTAAATAGCTTCCTATTTTCTTTATTTCGATAGAAATAGTAAGAAGTATTTAAATAATTTATTTTTAAAATTCCTATTAAATTTCTATCTAGTTTATTATCTGAGAATAAACTAGATGGCTCCATTCCTAAAATCCAAAATATACTTTTTATGATGGTGGATTTACCAGTATCATTTTTACCGTATATTACTAACTTCTTTTTGTTTAGATCTACTTTTATTGCTTTTCTTTCTTTTATTGATAGTAGTTGTATCTCCTCGAATATAACTTGTGATCTCATTTTGTACCCCGTTTCTAGTGTTACGTATAAGTTTTAAAAGATTATATATTGAAGTATTCATTACAGTAAACTGCTCCTTCGCTAATAATATATAAAAGGTTAGCACATTTTATATACTCGATACTAAAATTTTTTAAACCCTTTTTTAAAACTTCATTGGTCAAATAATCCATAATCTCAGAAATGGTAGATAATTTTTCTAGGTAAATAATAGAATCTAAATAAATTTGATGTATTAAAGAAAATAATTCTTGTACATCTACTTTACTTCGATCTCTTATTGTTAATAGTACTTCACGCGAAGGTTGGATTAATTTTCTTCTTTTTAAAAAAGGATATCCTTCTTTTTCTAATTCACTCAATCCTTCTTCCATAAATTTCTCAAGCGTGATTTTGGTCCTTTCTACACTAGAAATTATTTCTTCAAATTTATTTCTAGTCATACATCTCTCTAAGATTTGTTCAATATTTATTGCATAGTCAACGTTTGAACTCATCTGATTAAATTGACCAGTAATATAATTAACTGCAATTTTAATATTATTTAATTTAATCGGAAATTTACTATTCTCATTTAAATCTAGAATTTTCCCCATAACGTGAGTATCTGGTTCATCAACAGAAATTTTTGTTATATTAAAATTTATTAATGAATAATCAATTTGATATTCACTATTTAAACCAAGTTGAGTTTTTAATTTTTTGTCGATTAAATTTAATTCATCTGAATGAATGTCATTTTTAAAATTGGAGTTAGTATGCTCAATATCTTTTTTATTTATATCTAATGCTTTTAATTTAGCATTAGATATAAAATATAGTTTTGTTGATACGGGATGGAAATCTAAATGTCTTGTATAAAGTTTAGATAATACTGATTTTTCTACAGCTTTTTTTCTTTTAACAGTATTAATTAAATCATTTATTTTCCATAAACCTGTTTCTTTTTTTTTGATTTGATAAAACTCTAGAGATGAAGGATTAGATAGAGAATCCAAAATAGTTAGATCTTCTTTAACCTCAGTACCTATAACAAAATCTAAATTTGAAGTAGACCACACTTCAAATGTTTTTAAAGTTGACCACCAATCTTGATATCTGAAACCACGTTTTGCATGTGCTCCAGTCTTTTCATCATCAGGCATATCAATTATTTTCTTTAAAATTATATTTGTATTTGTCGTCATTGTTAAACTTCTCTATATAAACCAACAACTTTCCCAATTAATTTGCAACCTTCATGAAGTTCCATAATTTTTTCATGCCATTTGGGGTTTAATGGTTCTAAATACATGCCATCTGTTTCTATTACTAATTTTTTAAAAGTTGCTTCTTTATCTCCCTCACAGGAAACTATTACCAGATCGCCAGTTTTTAAATCACTGACCTGAAAATCTGGATTAACGTAGATTCTATCGTTAGGCTCAAATTTGGGTGACATAGATTCACCTCTGACAATCAAACCGTAACCATTTTTTCCACATTTAGGATTGGGTGGTAACCATTCATCAAATTGGGTTCCAACTGGTATTGCGTCAATAGAAGTCCATGTGCCTGCTGCAACCCACGATATGACAGGTATAAGCTTTCCATAGATTTCAATTTTATTTTCAATATCAATATTATTATCAAAAGTATTTTTATTTCTCGAAATATCTATATCCCCAGCACCAGACAATAACCATTCAGAATTAACTTTCAAAAATTGAGCTATTAAAGGAATTTTTGAAGTTTCTGGTATAGCGTCACCGTTGAGCCATTTCCCCGCACCTTTATCAGAAATATTAAATTCCTTGCTCATAACACGAGCTCTGCCCCTAAGAGGATATCCAGCTTTATCCATGGCCTTATGAAGTCGTTTGGCAAACTCTTGCTTAACTAGATCTGTTTGTGAAGTCATAGCATCACCATTATGAACCATTGGTTCAATATTAAATGTTATTGAAAGAACTATCAGTTCCTGATAGAGTTGAACCAATAGTTCATTATTGGGTTGAAGATGAGCACCATAAAAGAAGTAATTAATGATGCGGGTGGAGTTTGCTCTGTTGCATTTGCAGTCCAGCTTAGTGAAAGGTCTATTTATAAATGGATTAAAAAGAACTGCTTGCCACGTTCTGAGTACACAGGTGAAAGCAACTATTCAAATTTGATAGCACAGTTATGTAAGAAATTTTCAGAACAAGAAATTCTGGAGATTGGAAATCCACGTAAGGCAAAAAATTTAGAGCGTAGGAACGAAGTAAGCCCTACATGATTTTTATCAGGCAAGGGAGCTGCTCTTTTCATGAGAACTGATGACATGAATGAAGCGAGAGAATTGGGCTTTTTAGGTGGAAAGCTCGATAACCCTGTAACGGTCAAATTTAATGATTTGACTGATGAATCCATCGAAGGTGTGGCTAATGCCAGCGACATGACTAAAGCAGACTGGATACGTGAAGCTTGCATAGAAAAACTCTTGGTGGAGAGACGCAAGTTCAATCGTATGCGAAAGGTGTGGGGTCATCCTAAGGAAACAAAAGATGCCAGAGGATGCCATGAGCATTCAGAGTCAAATTTAGAGCATTAAAAAAGCCTGATTTCGTGGATCAGGCTTCTAGGCATTCAATTGAGGTGAAGCAAATGAACACAAATAATTTATCAGAACAACCAATCGAACTCAACACACAGGAATTTGTAGTAGGAGACATGGTGGTTGTTAATGAGCTGGACCATAACGAAATTTTTGAAGTGTTTGGGTTTTACTACAGCACGCCTAAACGGCTTTTTGTTAAGTCAGCTAGCGGGAAGCAGTTAGCTCTACCAGTTCAATTTTTTAGATCAGCATCAATCGCTGAGTTAGAAGCAAAACGCCGATTAACTGCAGAAGAATTAGCACGGGCGGAGGTGTCATGAATCAACAATTTAAATACCTTCCTGAACATAAGCAGAGAGAAGGCATCCAGTCATGGTATGAACCTGCTCTTAGTCTGCTAAATAAAATGCTTAAACGAAACAAAGCAAATCTCCGTAAGCGTGGATACAACGAAAACAATGCAGCCATAACACGAGAAGAGTTTAGACAAGAACTCGCTCGCTGTGGCCGCATTACATTGTATTTGGCGGGAGAAATTGAAATGAGTTTGTATAAGGCTCAAAAGATTGAATACATGGGCGGATATGTAAAGCCTAAGGCTGGTGAGTAATGAGTCTGGACGCAACCATTTGGGCTTTCAAAGCAGAGGTTAAAACCTCAAGTCAAAGACTCGTTTTATTGGCCTTGGCTGATAGAGCGGGAGAATCTCACAAGTGTTACCCAAGCATTAAACGTATGGTTAAAGACACTGTCCTTAACCGTAAAACAGTGATCAAAGTATTAGATGAACTTGAAGCGATTTCATTAATCAGATTTACAGGTGAAATAACTGGAAATGGTGTGAAGGTTTACCAGTTAATTGGTGTGATGGGGCGTGAAGAAAATGATTTAACCAGTCCCAAAAATGGGACTAGTACCAATAACGGAACTAGTTCCAATTTCGGTACTGGTTCCAAAAACGGTACTAGTACCAATAATGGGACCGCAACCAGTCCCAAAAACGGTACCGAGACCAGTCCCAATATTGGGACACAGAACCTATCAGGGAATCTATCAGATGAATCTAAAAATAAAAAAACATGGTTGAGTTTGAAAAAACTTGGTGAAGAAATTCGTTTGGCAACTGATCAGGAAACTTACGAGCACATCAAAAACGCGACTTGGTTCGATCGTGAATTACGAGCATTTGAACTCTACAACGCTGAGAAGAATCTTTGTGATGAACTCATGAATTACCACTTTGCAGATTGGTTAATCAACGCATGTGGCAAATACCAAGCACGTGAACAGACAGGTTTCCGAAATTCAGGGTCGCAGGTTCGATGCTCGCCGAGCGCACCGCACCAGTTGAGCGACAAACAGGTTCATACCTTCGCTCAAAAGCTCTCACAACATCCTGAGTTCGCAAGCCAGTTTGCAGCTGCAGGGGAAAGCTACGATCAACTTGCAGCACGTATCGCTGTAAAACTTAGCGATCCAGCTCAGGCCAAACAATGGGAACCATATCTCAAGCAAGTTGGGTTCAAAGGCTCATTGCAGGGGGCAGCATGACATCAATGAGCCTTGCTGATTACCGAAAGTTATTTCCAATTAAGAAAAATAAAAAGCGGCGTTCAGCAAAGCATATTGCCAGACAAGCAAGTGTTGGAGAAATGGTTCTGGCAACACACTTAAGAGCATGCAAGATCGGTTTTGAGCAGGAATACAAATTCCATCCTGAACGTAAATGGAGAGCAGATTTTTTAATAACGGGCACAAAGATTTTGATTGAGGTGGAAGGCGGGATCTGGAGTGGAGGCCGTCATACAAGGGGCAAAGGCTATATAGGGGATATGGAGAAATACAACTCCGCAGCAATGATGGGTTTTACAGTTTTACGGTTCAGCACAGAGCAAGTGAAAGCAGGCGTGGCGATTAAACAAATTGAGCAATTGGTAGGTGAAAAATGAGTGCAGTTTTAAAAACACAACAAATGGATTGGTCTAAATATACTATTGACGGTTGGTTAGAGCAGTTTGGCGCATGGTGTGAAACAGTTAGAATGAAAGGGGGTGATTTGCCAGATGGGCTTCATATCAATCAAATTTACTGGTTGATGCGTGAAGCTGGCAAAGAAGTACAAAAAAGTAAATCTTATATTCGATGTGAGATCAGTGATTATGAGGCGGATCAAATTCAAGCACTTTTACGAAGTCTATTAAATTCTGATAAAACAGATTTTACAACTAAGTTTGCATTAATTTGTTTAATTAAAAATAAGGTTGAAAATAAAGGATTGTTGAAGGTTGCTCAAGAAACAAACCAATCTAAAGCTCAGGTCGCAATTATGGTGAGTTGCGCTAGATTTTATTTATTAGGTCATGATAAAAGATTAAGACAAAATGGAGGTTCAAATGAAAACATACACTGTAAAACTATATGAAGGCGTTAGTCGGGAGAAAGTTAATGAAACTTTGAAATACTACCCTGATTATTTTGGTAAAATATCAATAATTACAAATGTAATTAATAATAAATTGCAATTAACACTAAAAGCATTTGAAGGAATCGACGTTATAACTGCCAATGATCTAATGATTAAAATCGTTGAACGTTTAAAAGCTTCTCAATTAGTAGAAAAGCATAATTTAGACTTGTTGACTGTCTAGACGCTTTATGGCATATTTTTGATATAGTGGACAAAGTTATAAGCGTTGCACCAATTTGTTTTAAAAGCTCACTTAATCGTGGGCTTTTAATTAGGATTTGAAAAAACATGAAATTTATCGTATATTAAACAGGTATTCTACTTCCTATGTAGTTATTCAGTTTATAGTCCGTACCTTCCCCAAGGTACGGATTTTTTTTATTTTTTGCTATATAGTCCAGGCTGGTAAAAATGAATATCTGTGTTGGTGGTGAATTAGATGGGCAAGTGATAGAAAAAAAGGGGTGTTAAGAACAAAGATGTATATAAATATTATAAAACTCAGTAATTGCATAATAAATTCAAATATTTACTTAAAATCAGGGTGACCGAATTTAAACAATCTTTACCTAGGCGAAGGATTTAGTAACTCAAATAAACATTATTTTAGACGGATAATTATAAAAAACGGAGTACAAATGTCATGAATAAGAATGTAGAGCTAATAAATTACATTGATGTAGCTGAGACAGTTTACGAACGGGTATATGAAAATAATAAAATTTCAAATAATTTGATTGTTAATCTCAATCGCATTATGGCTGAGATAAAGAATCAAGCTGCAGAAAAAAGACTCAAATTGAAGTACAGCTCAATAGACTTTGAATATTGTTTAAGTTTGCCTTTAGCTGATCGCAAAATAAAAGTAGATTTAAGCCTTATACCTCATTTTGAAGATCGTGAAGAAAGTATTTTGTGGTTAACTAACTTTATTGGAAAAATTTGTGAGCCCAGAAAGATGCAAAGACAGAAAAAAAAACTTCATTAAGTACCTGTGAATTTTAGATGAACCGCCCTTAAAGCGGTTTTTTATTGCTAGTAGAATATTTAAGGTATCTTTTCTAATAGGCACATACTATTGAAGTGTTTTTTATTTATTTTTTAGATTGAAAAGATTGCTATTTAAGTAATTTAAATATAAAAATCTTTATTGATTGAGAGTAGTTGTTATACAGGATATTTATAAGGATTTTAAAATGACAATTATCACATTGCTCGATGTTAAGACGAAGAAGAAGGTGATAGTTCGGTCCGTAATAGACCCAATAGCAAGAATAGACAAAAAAGGGAATATACAAATTATTCAAATTCATAAATGGCTATATGATGAATCTGGAGATTTCGTTGATGAAGACTTATATGAGGCACTCAACAATGGAGAAGTTGGAATATACATAACTTTGCAGTATATGATCATTAATATTGAAAATTAATTATTTTTTATTTTTAGTCAGTTTGAGTTCTTAGTCTCTAGAGCCTAATGGTTACTACACATAAGACCTTATTAAGTATTAGCTATTGATGGGCACATATTCTTTATAACTCTTGATAAGTAAAAAAAATTATGTAGGCTAAAAATAAAACTATTTAAAAAAGAAATCTTTATCTATTTAAATATGAATATTTGATATTTTTAATTCAATCCCTATTGCTAGTGCTTAAATATTATGCCAATATGAAGTTGGAGATATTTCCGAATAGATATTTCCTATTTCAGGTCTAAGCGTTTTTTTCGCTAAGCCCATTTCTGAATAAAAATAGGAAGTGGGCTTTTTTATTTTTAAATATTTCTGTATTATCAGTGTGTTGCTGTAAGTAACACTAAACCTTATTGATCAGCGCAAATATCAAAAAAGGGGGAGCTTGCCTACTAGGCAAGCTTTTTAAATTGATAATTTAAACACAATAATCCATTTTAAAGCTCAATAGAAAAATCAAACTTCCCTAGCTTTTATTCGTACTAATTTATTGAATATAATCGTTTTTATAATTTTTAAAATTTCCTTAAACTAAAAATGGAAAATTTCTTGTTGCAACATTGTTATAATAGGATTACCTTAAGAAAAATACTTTATAAAAATGAGGAGCTGCTGAAATGCCACAGTATCTCATGTTTGCGGAAAATATTTATAACAAAATTAAAGATGAGGAATTGTTTTCACATGACTGTATTGAAAATATGAACTTACTTATGACATGTATACGCAGAGAAATTGAGGGAACAGAATTTAAATTAAAATATAATTTTATTGATTTTGTTGAATTGTTTAGTAGACCATTAGATGAATGTAAAGTAAAAATAGATGTGAGTTTGATTCCTCCTCATAATTCAGAAGGTGAGTATATTTTATGGTTAGCTGGATTAATCGAAAAAATTACAGAAGGTGGACCTAAACCACCTCCGCCTATAAAGAAGTTTATTCCAGAGTATATGAGCTTGAAATTTGAATTAGATTTTTTACCCTTAAATGAGGAAAAAATTCAAAACGAAGGTAAAGAAATTACGGATTACTTTAATTCAAAGCTTTATAAGGCAACTTTTAAGAAGTAATACTATATTGCCTGTGAGTTTAGCCACCGCCTAAGGGCGGTTTTTTTTATGGGTAAGAATAATGGATTCTACAGAATACTTTTGGCTTACTCGGAAAAAAGAACCTAAAACTAAACCTAAAAGCCGGCCATTGCCTAAGGCGAAGCAAAAATATCTCGAGGCTGAGGCAACACTTAAGGAAGAGCTTGAGGATTTGGCGATTGGATTTGAAAGTAAGTTTCAGCCGATCCATACCAAACACTGGCGCTTTGATTTTCATATAGTGAAATTGCGTTTGCTCATTGAAATTGAGGGTGGGCCCTGGTCTGGTGGACGTGGTGGAAAGCTGGCAAATAAAGCATGGAGTCTTGATCGATATGATCATGCTGAAGAGATGGGTTATAAAATAGAGCGCTTTCATCCAGACTCTGTTTTGTCGGGATATGTCATTAACTGGATTAAAGACGAATTAGCGAGAATTGAAGATGGAGCAGATCAGACCATTTCCACCGACTGATTTTATTGATCAAGCAGATGAAGAAGAAGCAATTAGACTAACACCAGCACCAGATCTAAAAAAATGGGTTGTTGCTAATTACTTAACTATTGGTGGACCTCTTTATAACCCCGATCATGATCACATAGCTGAACTGCTTCACGATAATGAAGAATTTTTAGCATTTGCTTGGGCCTCTTCTGCATATAAAAGCAAGCAAGCTATGGTGTTAGGCCAGTGCGAAAAAGTCATGTTCAATGTTGGTGGCTGGCGTAAAGCTCGCCAAGAGCAACAAATGCGCGACTGGTTTGGCGCAGTTCCAACATACTTAATAACTGTCGACGCTTCTTTTTGTGAGCGTGCAAACGATACAGAGTTCTGTTACTTACTTGAACATGAGCTTTACCACATTGGAGTGATGAGAGACGAGGACGGAGAAATTGTTTATAGCGATAGTTCTGGTCTTCCTAAGCACTATCTTGCAGGTCATGACGTTGAAGAGTTTATTGGCGTAGTTAAACGTTATGGACCAAGCAAAAATGTTAAGCGACTTATTGAAGTCGCAAAAAATCCGCCGTTTGTTTCGAATCTTGATATTTCAAAATGCTGCGGGAACTGTGTAATCAATTGAGCCAAATGGCTCTTTTTTTTGCCCATTTTGTTATACGTAGTTATACGATGAGGAAGTTATGGCGACACTAAAAGAGCCTGTGAAAATCTTTATAGTTCAGTCTCTTGCTTGTCGTGATACACCTCAAGAAGTGGCTGAACTCGTAAAACAAGAATTTGGCGTTGATATAGATCGTGTTCAAGTTGCAACTTATGACCCTACAAAAGTTGCTGGTAAGAACTTAAGCAAAAAGTATGTCGAACTATTTGAAAAAACCAGAGATGAGTTTGATAAAGGCTTAATTGATATTCCTATTGCCAATAAGTACTACCGATTGAAGCAATACCAAAGACAACTTGAGAAGACTAGAAACGTCAAAACAGCCTTAAAAATTCTTGAGCAAGCCGCTAAAGACATTGGTGGTCAATTTACTAATCGCCAAGAAATTACAGGCAAAGACGGCGGACCAGTCCAAACGGTTAATTCTGAAATTCCAGTTCCAATGGAAGATTACTTAAAAGCGCGGAGGGAAGTCTTAGATGAGTACTGATGCGGCTCGGGATAAAGCCATCCGGATCGAGGCGCAAGAAGATTTATATTTCTTCACAAGGTACATGTTTAAGGAGCGCCGTGGTTATAAATGGATGCAAAATTGGCACCACTTAGAAATCTGCGAAGCTTTAATGAAAGTTTATCGCGGAGGAGCCTGTAAATTATTTTGTGTAAGTTCCATTTTTTATAAATGATCTTTTAATCGATCATCGAACTGAATCGTAAACCAATTCATTGCTAAACGCCAATTTTGAATTGGCATCGTCCATTTCTTCGCAGCATTTGATGTTGCTAAGTAAATGACCTTCTTTACTGAGTCATCAGATGAAAAGATTTTCCTTTTCTTCGTTGAATGGCGTATTACGCTATTCAACGACTCAATCGCATTTGTTGTATAAATAGCATGACGTATTTCGGCTGGATAGCTAAAGATCGTTCGGATATTTTCCCAATTGGCCCGCCAGGATTCTCCAATTTTGGGATACTGGTGATTCCATTGATCACAGAAGATGTCTAGGGACTTTAAAGCATTTTCCTCTGTACTTGCCTGATAAATCGCTTTCAGACCCGACGTAACAGCCTTGTAGTCTTTCCAGCTTACAAATCTCAGGCTATTGCGTACAACATGCACAATACACAGTTGAATATCAGTATGAGGGTAAACAGAGGCTATCGCGTCAGGAAAGCCTTTTAATCCATCTACACAGGCAACAAGAATGTCCTGTACTCCTCGATTTTTTAGCTCTGTCATGACTGACAGCCAGAATTTGGCACCTTCTGTCTGAGCAATCCACATACCCAGTAATTCTTTTTGCCCATCCATATTGATGCCTAAAGCAAGGTATACGGACTTGTTAATCACATTGGAGTGCTGACGGACTTTGACAACAATACAGTCAAGATAGACAACAGGATAAAGGCTATCTAAGGCTCTATTTTGCCACTCAGTCACTTGCTCAATCACAGCATCGGTAACTTTGCTGATGAGAGATGCTGACACATCGGCATCGTACATTTCTTTGAAGAAGGCTACAATTTCCCTATTAGTCATTCCTTTTGCATACAGTGAGAGGATTTGGTCATCCATACTGGTGATGCGTGTTTGGTGCTTTTTGATAATTTGTGGCTCAAATGAACCTTCTCGATCACGGGGAATATCTAAAGCCAGTTGTCCATCTTGAGTTGTAATGGTTTTAGAACTAAACCCATTACGGCTATTTGAGCCTTTCTTGGGCTGATGCTTTTCATAACCGAGATGGTCTGAAAGTTCAGTATTGAGTGCAGTTTCAATCATGAATTTTTTAAAGACTGCTGTCATTTGGTTTAAGTCTTCTGGTGTTTTTAGACCTTTAGCCAATTCGGCAGCCATACTTTTGATTGTTGCTTCATCCATGTGAAGTACCTTTTGTAATTATCCTCTGAAGGATAAATGAAAATTAAGTACTTACACAAAATTTAGAACAGTCCCTCGCGGAGAGATAAAGCGGTTAATTATTAACGTTCCACCTCGATATTCTAAAACTGAAATTGCTGTAATTAACTTCATGGCTTGGTGTTTTGGAAAGAAACCTGACTGTGAGTTTATTCATATCAGTTACTCGGCAATGCTTGCCGCAAATAATGCATTTCAGACTCGTAATATGGTTCAAGAAAAGGCTTATAAAAAGGTCTTTCCTGATCTTAAGTTACGTGAGGATAGTAAAGCTAAGGATTTCTGGCGCACAGATGCAGGCGGAGTCTGCTATGCGACTGGTACTGGCGGTACCATTACAGGTTTTGGTGCAGGCAAAATGCGTGAAGGCTTTGGTGGTTGCATCATCATTGATGACCCACATAAGGCCGATGAGGCCAAATCAAAAACTATTCGAGAAGGGGTAATTGATTGGTTTCAGAACACACTCGAATCGCGTACTAACTCGCCAGATACGCCGATCATTGTGATTATGCAGCGACTTCATGAAGATGATTTAGCTGGATGGTTGCTAGGTGATAGAAAAGACGGCGTTCCAGTAGCTGGTGGTAACGGTGAAGTGTGGGAGCATCTATGTCTATCAGCTATTCAAGAAGACGGATCTGCATTGTGGCCAGCAAAACACAATATTCAAAAGTTGAAGCAAATGGAGCAAGCTGCGCCATATGTTTTTGCCGGGCAATATAGACAAATGCCATCACCGCCAGCAGGCGGTTTTTTTAAGCCTGACAATATTGAAATTGTGGATGCTTTACCTGCTGATGTAGAGAAGCAAGTAAGGGCTTGGGACTTTGGTGCAACTGAGAATGAAGGCGACTTTACAGCAGGTGTTAGAGAAGCTCTTGGCGCAGATGGCTTTACCTATATCGTTGATGTAACCAAAGGGCAACTTGGTCCAGACAATGTCAATAAGCGCTTAAAACAAGTTACAGAGTTAGATGGGATGGGCGTAACGGTAAGGATTCCTCAAGATCCTGGTCAAGCTGGTAAATCACAAGCCAGTGCATTCGTAAAACTTCTTGCAGGATATGACGTCAAAGCTAAACCAGTTTCGGGAGACAAACTCACACGTGCACAACCTTTTGCGGCACAAGTTAACGTAGGTAACGTGAGAATGCTTAGAGGTGATTGGAATAAAGACTTTATTGAAGAGCTTCGCAATTTTCCAAATGGAACGCATGACGACCAAGTTGATGCTGGTTCAGATGCATTTAATGAATTGAATGGAGGTTTTGAAGCCTTCTTTGCTGATATGGGATTTGCTCGATGAGTGATGTAACTTTTCAACATGCTGAATATGTTAAGAACTTGCCATACTGGCAAAAACTTGATGATGTTTGTGAAGGTGAAGATGCAGTTAAGGCTAAAGGTGAAAAATATTTGCCGATGCCAAATGCACATGATAAATCACCTGCAAATAAAAGCGCTTATGAGGCTTATCTTACTCGTGCAGTCTTTTATGAAGTAACAGGGACTACATCAAATAGTTTAGTTGGAGCAGCTTTTGCAACAGATCCAAGTTTTAAATTTCCTCCCGAGCTTGCTCATTTAGAACGTAATGCGAATGGAGCCGGTTTAAGTACTTATCAATTGGCTCAAAATGGAATTCGCCACTTATTGAAGCATTATCGTTGCGCTTTATATGTTGATTATCCCGATGTGCCACCAGCTCGTAATCTAGCGGAATTTAAAGCGCAAAAAGCCTATCCAATGATTCATTTATTGAATGCCATAGATGTAGTGAATTGGGATTCAGTAATGGTCGATAACCAGAAAAAACTTTGTCTCGTAGTTATCCGTGAATTTAGGTCTGAGCGCGGTGCTGATGGATTTAGTAAAACCGAACAAGAGCAATATCGTGTACTTCGTTTAGAGCAAGAGGGAAATGGGGAATATATTTATTCCGTTCAGGTGTACACAAAGGGTGAAAAGGGTAACTGGGTTGGCGGAGAGAAGAAGTTTCCAACAGATTACAACGGGAATTTCTGGACCTATATACCTTTTACATTTGTAGGTGCAATTGATAACTCTGAAGAGATTAAAAAGCCACCATTGCTCCCATTGGCAAATCTTAATTTAGCTCATTATAGAGATAGTGCGGACTTTCAAGAGTCCGTTTTTTATATGGGCCAACCACAGTTTTATGCAAAGGGAGTCAATTGGGCTTGGTACGACGAGGCCAAAAAGCGTGGAATTTATATCGGTGCAAAAGTCCTGTTACCTTTACCTGAAAACGGTGATTTGGGGATTGTACAAGCAGATCCAAACACTTTAGCTCGCGAAGCTATGAAGGATAAATGGGAACAGATGAAAGAGATGGGTGCGCGCTTAATTGAAAAGGGTTCAGCGGCCAAAAAGACTGCTACAGAATCTAACAGTGATGACGCCGTGCAGCATTCCGTTCTTTCACTTTGTGTTGTGAATATGAATGAAGCTTTTTCGATGGCTTTAAGATGGGCAGCTAAGTTTGTAACGCCTAATGTTGATGTTCTGACTAAAGATGAACTGATGTTCGAAATTAGTCAGGAATTTAATAAACAAGGATATCAAGCTGAACTAGCACGGCAATTGTATGAGGCAGCACTACAGGGCCGTTCTTCGTTTAAATCTTGGTGGGAATATAACCAGACTGGAATGTTCCCAAAACAAAAGTATAAAGAAGAGCTGGACAACATCGAAGGCGAAAAAGACGGAACAGTGAATCTATAGGTATGGTGATATGGCTAAAGATAATAAAAATCTTTTGGAGGTACTCACTCAACATCAGGCTTATCTTTATCGTGCTTCTTCGCAATCAGTAAATGAATTATTGGGTTTATTCAATGATGATACGAACGCAATGCTTTCAAAGCTTCGTGATTTATTGGATGAACTTAGTGATTCAGAAAAGATAGCTTTAGCTGGAGGGAAATACACAACTTCAAATCTCAGGGAAATAAGAGATTTAATTTCTCAATGGTTTAGTAGTGTAAACACAAGCTTGCCAGAAGCTTTCGCAGTTTCAGCTACTGCGATGGCCGTATATGAAGCCAGCTATATGGCAAAGTTATTCGGCGCAAAGATAAATAAGCCCGATGGTGAAAAGCTGTTCACAGCAGCAAAAAAAGTGCCCTTGGCTGGTGGAGCATTGGTTGATGATCTTTTATCAAGAATTGCAGAAAATGCCCGCCAAAAAGTTGAGTATGCAATTCGTGATGGAATCAGCACTGGCAAAACCAATCAGGAAATTGTTCAGCGTATTCGTGGTACCAAACGGCTCAATTATGAAGATGGAATCTTAAATGGTACCAAGACTGATATTGATCGCACTGTTAGAACTGTGCGCAGTCATGTGGCTAATCAAGCATATCTGAATAGCTTTAATCAATTGGGCTTTGAATATGTACGATTTGTTAGTGTACTTGATGGAAGAACTTCTAAGTTGTGTGCTTCGCTTGATGGCTCCATCTGGGAAATAAACGACCCCGCCAAACGTGTACCACCGTTGCATCCTCATTGCCGCAGTATTTTGGTACCAGTTGAGAAAGATGGGAAACTCCTAGGGGAACGTCCATTTGTAATGGATGAGCGCAAAGTAAAGGACATCCCGAAAGATGAGCGTAGCCAATTAATAGGGCAACTGGACGCAAACACCACATTCAAAGAGTTCTTTAAGAAAACAGATGATTTCTTTCAAAAGGAATGGCTAGGACCAAAGAGGTACAAGCTTTATAAAGAAGGAAAGTTTGATTTTGAAAAGTTCTTTGATCCTGAAGGCCGTTTGTATAGCTTAGCTGAGTTAAGAAAGTTGGATGAAAAATCTATTAAAAAGTTGGGTCTGTAATTTTTTCTTATGTTATATTTTTTAAAACATCAGAATTTATACAATATGAAAACAATAGCTTTTGTATGTCTAACTCTAATTTCCATCACTTGTTTAGCTGAACCAAGTCAAAAATATCTTAAAGAATATGATCGTTTGTCTGAAGCTTTGGAGTCAGCAATGGCAAATGCATATTCTTTTGATCCTACAACTGGTCAAGTAAAACAGGCTACTCAATATTTAGAAGCTAAAAATAATTTATGTAGAGCTGCCCAGGCGAAACTAAACCTCACCACGTTTTTAAAAGACAATTTAGAGGAATCTAAAGAGCTTTATAAATCTATTGATGGTGCAGAGACTCTAGATAAAAATTATCTTAGTGGGCAACAGCAGGAACAGCAAACTCTCGTTTCAAATTTGAAAAAAGACCTTGTTGGTACTGGATTTAACTGTGAGTAATTATTGCTGATGACAGGCAATCCTAAACTCACTTAAGACACAATTTTCACCCTTACACTGACCTTCGACATCAGAGACAGCAAAGGAAGTAAATATTCGTTCAACTTCCCGCAATTGGAAGTCATGGAAGCCAATCACCCGGATGGTGGTGGTGATGACATCATTACTGTAGATATCAACTTTGCCCAAGTTCGTACAGCGCCAACAATTGTACGTGCTCTTGTGTAATCAACTTATTCAGTAACAAAGCCTATGGAATCCCATGGGCTTTTTTATTTCTAAAAATTAGAGGTTGCTATGGCTTTAAAAGTCGGAATTATTAAAAGCTCGGACGTATCAAAATGGTGCGAATACAAAGGTGCTGATGGAGAGGTACAGGCAGAATTTAAAGTCCGTGGTATCGCTTATAAGCCTTTTCAGGTAGCTATTGAACGAGCAGGAAATCAGATCTCGTCTAAAGGCTATGATGTGATGGTCAAAGATGAAAACGCTAAGCTATATCATGAACTATTATTAGATGCATGTGCTGCTCATCTGATCGAAGATTGGAAGGGGATAGTTTTTTCAGAAGTTGTAGATGGTCAGCCAGTTGAATCGGAAAAACCATATACCCCTGAGAATGCCTCAAAACTTCTCAATCAAGGTGACATTGGTATTTCAATCTGGTTATTCATTAAAGAGCAGGCCCAGAAGATTCAGGAAGAAGCCGACAAGGACAAGGCTTTAATTCTGGGAAAGTCATCGAGCTCTACAAATACCAAAAAGCGTATGCGTCGAAAACACCGCACGAAATCGAACAAATCAAGTTCTTAGGTGGTCGTATTCCTGATCCGCCAGAATATTCTTATGCGGCTGATTCAATTCTTTCGGCATTTAGTACTATTGCCAGATCCAGACGATATGAGCAGGGTATTCCTTTATCCTTAGATCAGCAGGCTATCAATGTATATGCTGAGCATAATGATTTGCCTGTTGCTGCTCATATTTTTAATGACTGTATTTTTGCGTTGGATAATTTGTTTTTGGAGGAGTGCCATAAGAAGATATCAACCAAAAGCAAAGGTAAGTGACCAAATTAGGTATTGCCAGGGACTGAAAAGCCTAATTTGGTCAAAACGTCAAACAATTAAGCAGTTGCTCTTAAACGCGACTCAAAATAACGCAGTCGATGTTACAAAATACTTGATCTGGATTGACAGAAAATTACCTTTAAGGTGTTGCGCGTGCTTATCAAATGATGAATAATCACCTTACCGTCAATATTTGACGGTTCAGCATTCTTTTACTCTTTCCAAGAACCTTGGTGTTTGCTTGTATGTGTTTAACATTAACTGAAGCTAAACAAAAACTTAGAGCATTTGCTAGAGATACTAGCAAAATCAAGTTAACTGCACATGCAAAAGAAAGAATGAAAGAACGCTGTATCTCTATGAAGCAAATTATTTGCTGTTTTGAGCATGGAGATATTACTGAGGGGCCGTACCCAAATACTCGTGGTGATTGCCAGTTAAATGTTTCTGTTCGCACTGCAGGCGAATACATAACAACAGCTGTTGCAATCAAGCAGAGCGAGAACGGTGAATTCTCAGTAGTAGTCACTACATTTAGAGAGTAGGCTAAATTATGTATCACTATGAAGAATGCGGTCTGAGCAATATTTGGCTGCGCAATGGATTTACAATTGAAAATGATGAAGACTATGGTGAACTCGTATCTATTGAATCTGTTCATGAGCTTCATAATGCCATTGGGTTGTTCTTAATTACGCAAAAGCCTGACTTGAATGGTGAGGAAATTCGTTTTTTACGTAAAGAACTAAACTTGTCACAGAAAAATCTTGCTGGGCTTTTAGGAGTCAGTGAGACTAGTATTAGACATTGGGAAGCTGATCGCGGTTTAATTGGTAAACCTACTGAGCTATTACTTCGTGCATTATATAAAGAGCATGTTCAAGGTGATGGCAAACTAAGAAATATGATTGAGTCATTAAATCATCAGGAACGAACTTTAGTACCAAGTGAAATTAGTTTTTCATATGGAAATAACCATTCATGGCATCAAACCAATTGTGAAATAGCTTAGTTAGTTTTATTTGATAGAAACCACCTTCGGGTGGTTTTTCTTTATGTGACATTTAGTAACCAGTTTGTTAAAGTTAGTACACTTTATAACAAACGGTAAAAACCATGAAACAAGTCATTTTAAGTCTTTTATTAGTTTTAAGCTCATTAAGTGTTGCGGAAGCAGGTAGAGGGAGACAACCGTGCTCTGGTAAGAAAGGTGGGGTAAGTCATTGCGATGGTAGTAAGTTTGTTTGTAATGATGGTTCCATCAGTGCTTCTAAAAAGATCTGCTCTAGATAGGTGATGTGATGGGATTGAATTTTAGAAAAAGTATAAAAATTGCTCCTGGAATCCGTGTCAATGTTAGTAAAAAAGGGCTATCAAGTGTTTCTGTGGGTGGGAAAGGTGCACGTGTAAATGTAAGTAAGAAGGGTATTCGCACAACAGTAGGTATTCCAGGTACTGGCTTATCTTATTCTAAGTTCTCTAGTCATACTAAGAAAAACAACACGTAGAAGAGAACCCGATTTTAATAATCCAGATAATGTATGGGGTTACCCTAAATCTGAATGGATAATCAGTGGAGTTATTTTATTTATAGCTTTAATAATTTTTATTTGGATTATTAGCTGATTTTTTAAATTTTGATATTTGATAGGTTTATATATGAAAAAGATTATTTTATTAAGTTTGGTTTTTGGTTTGGTAGGGTGTAATAAAAATGAGAATACCAACTCCATCATTAGTAATGAGGTTAGTACAACCGCTTCTAACGTAGTTGCTACACCAACTGATAAAGAAAATACTTTGAATAATTGGGTTTATGACGAATCAAATGATGAGATGCGCGGCATCAAATCAAAATTTGCCAGTATCACATCAATTAATGATGTTCATTTTTCTTCACCTTATGAAGGTGGCTCCAAGCTTCTTATTACTTTGCGTGAAAAAACAGGACAACCTCTAGATGTGTTATTTGTAATAAGTAAGGGACAGTATGCCTGCGACACTATTTCACGCAATTGCTATGCTTCATTTAAGTTTGACGATAATACGGTAGAAACTGTAGAGCTAGATAGTACTGCCGATCATGCGAGTGACGTTTTATTCGTGAGAAATGACGATGATGCCAACTTATTCATTAAAAGGCTTTTAAATTCCAAGAAACTTATCATAGAGCTTCCATTTTATCAAAATGGGAGTAAGCAGTTTAAGTTTGATGTATCGAATTTAAAATGGAACCCTCCTACTGTTAAACAGACAAAATTTCAAGCAGATTGGGGTATAGAGGAGATTTCGGGATCTGCTGAAGAGGCAGCAGCTGCAGCGGTGGCGGCAGCGACAGATATAAATGAACCAGTTAAATAAGTAACTTAAAGATGCTAATAGTACCCAAAGGTGCTTTTTTCTAACTAATACATCAGATTATTAATTTTGAACGGCCCACTCCTTGAGTGGGTTTTTTATTGCCTAGAGGAAAGTAAAGATGGCACAAGAATCCCGTTTGGTCATTGTTATTGATTCGCAAAATGCTGAACGTAATGCGCGTAATCTAGGCAATGAATTAGATAGTATTGAGCGTAAAGGCGACTTTGCCACTAAATCAATGGATGCGTTATCTGTTGCTACACGTCAACTTGCAGGTTATATGGCTGGATTGGTTACTGTAAGTGCTGCCATTTCTAAGATGGACACTTATACAGGACTCCAAAACCGCCTCAAGTTAGTAACGAGCAGCCAAGTTGAGCTAAACAAGGCAACTGAAGATACATTCCGAATTGCTCAAAAGACATATTCAGCTTGGGATTCTGTATTACAGGTATATCAACGCTTTAGTGACAATGCTAAAACACTGAATTTAACTATGGATGACACTGCTCGACTAACTGAAACAGTATCAAAAGCAGTTGCGATCAGTGGTGCAAGTGCAGAAGCAGCTGATGCAGCTTTAGTTCAATTCGGGCAGGCTTTGGCAAGCGGTACATTACGTGGTGAAGAACTCAACTCAGTTATGGAACAAACACCAGCTCTAGCAAAGGCTATTGCTAAAGGTATGGGTATTACTGTAGGTGAATTACGTTCAGTAGCAGCTGAAGGAAAAATTACTTCACAGGAAATCGTGAAAGCACTTAGAAATGTCCAAGATGAAGTTGATGCTCTTTTTGCTAAAACTGACATTACAATTGGTCAATCATTAACTCTACTTAATAATGAAATTACTAAATTTGTAGGAGAGGCTGGTAAAGGAAGCGGAGCAGCACAGGCTTTATCAGGATCGATTCAGTTATTAGCAAATAATTTGAATTTAATTGCAGACAGTGCATTTGCCATAGGTATTGGCTTAATGACAAAAGCCGTTTTAACAAAAACGGTTGCTGTACAAGCGAGTATTGCTGCGTCAACCAAACAAGTGTTTGCCACAATTGCTGAACGTAATGCAAATATTGCAGCAGCAAAAGCTGAAGTGGAATCTGCGCTTGCCGAAGCACAAAGTACGCAGGTGACACTAACGAACATCAAAGCTACTCATGCTCAGATCATGGCAGAAATAGAACTCGAAAAAGTTCGTTTAAAAGCCCAAATCACTGAACAAGGTCGCACGGCTACCATCACACGAATGGCTCAGCTAGGACGATTACAAGCTCAAGTTGCGTTAGAGGTTGCTGCCGCAGAAACAGCTCAATCAGCATCATCTGCAAGATTATCAGCAGCCTTAACAGCGCAATCTGTTGCTACTAGCCGTTTAGCTTTAGCAAAGTCAGCGCTTATGGCGTTTTTTAGCCCAATGGGTTTAGCAATTGCAGCAACAGCCGCATCTTTCTATTTACTAAGCAGCAGTTCGGATGAAGTCAAAGAGTCTCTTGCAACACAATCTGACTCGGTTAGTGATTTAACAGATAAGTACATAAAGTTAAATACTGTGCAAGCATTAACAGAGGGTGTGCGGTTACGCAAAGAGATTGAGCAGCAAAATGATGCAATTGATGATGCTAGTGGAGCTATCAAACGTTTTGCTTATATCCAAAAGGAATTATTTAAATTATCTGGCAGTGATTATGAAGATTATCAAAATGCCATTAAGTCTATTGCTACAGGTGCAAGCGATGCAGGTGATCTCTTAAAAAAGATGATTTCTTCTGGTCGTTTTAGTCAGACTCAAATTGATAAACTTATTGAGTTCTCTAGTGCAGTAGCAGAATCAAAAAATAAGATTGAGCAGGGTAATACTGCTCTAAAACTCTTAAATGCTACTTCTGGACAACATGTTGAGGTAACGGCCGAATCAATTAAGCAATTAACAATTCAAACAAACTTAACAAAAGTCGCTACTCAAAATTTCACTGACATGAAAACACAAATGCTTGATTCATTACGAGCACAAGTGGAATTCATTCGGTTAAATGGTGGTAGTGAAGAACAAGTTAAATCGTTGAATAAGGTAATTCAGGCATATTCTTTAAATCAAATTTCAGCAACTGATGCTGTGAGTAAGTTCAACAGTACCGCCAAAGTTCCGGTTGATAACATTAAGAAATTGCAAGAATATGCCATTAAAACGGATCAGTCTAAAATTGCGTTAAATCAGGCTAATGCTGAGCTGAAGAAACAAAACGACTTGCGTAATGAGTACCTAAAACAACATCAAACTGTACTTGGTGCTCAACAAGGAGAAACAAATGAATTAAATAACCAAGTCGCTGCACAAGAAAAGCTAAATAAATTACGAGACAATGCCAACAAAGATAATCTGAAAAATGATTTTCTTATAAAAAACACTAAGGCATTTGGTGGTGGCGAAAAGGGTCTTGATAAGGCGCGTGCGGCATCAGAGTTTTATACCGACAATAAAATTCCGATGACTAGAAGTTTAACTGGTCAGGAATATGCAATTTTTGAGGCTTGGTATAAGAAGCAGAAGGAAGTCAAGGACTTACAAGAAAGCATTTCTGAGTCTACCAGAAAGCAAACAAAAGAGGTTGAAAAACAAACCAAAGAGTCTGCCAAACAAGCTGTTCTACTTGCGGGGAATAATGAGCGAGTGAGAAATATGCTTCGGGTTTACCAATCCTTCCGTAATGCAGGCTTAGGCGATAAACAAGCTCGTGTAATGACAGCTCAAGTTGGACGAGAGACTGATTTTAGAAATGAGGCAATGTTTGGTAGTCACAAAGATGCCAATAATGGTTATACCAACACAGGATTTTTATCATGGCAAAAAAGTCGCTCAACTAAATTAATGCAGTCTTTACAAGGGCAAGGAGTCTTGGATAAAAACGGTAAAATCCAGCAAACTCAAGATGCATTGGATGCAATGGCTAAACATGCTGTGCAAGAGGCGATGACCGATAAAAGTTATAGTAAATCTAAAGCAGCTCTTCTTAATGACGATTTAGACTATCGAAGTTTAGAGAGAATTGTTGCCAAAAATTTTGTTGGCTGGGACTATGACGGGAAAAAGCTTGGCAAAGCTAAAGCTTCACAGCATTTAGCCAAACAAGACTCTTACTATAATCAGCTTAGTAAAATTTTAGGGGATAACCCCGAAGCAGCCTCAAAAGCAATCGGCGATCTTTCGAAGTTCGAAGATGAAGCATATAAGGCACGTGCTAAAACTCTTGAGGAAGTTAAGCAGCTACAGGCAACATATGACTCAGAAACAGTTGCTAGAAGCAAAAAACGTGAGGAGGAAATCAACAAAGCAACCATTTTAGGTCAATCAAATTTAATCCCAAAAATTAATGAGCGTTATGATGCTGAAGACAAGTTAGCTCAGAAGCAATTTGATTTTGAAGTAAATGGTTATAAGTGGACTGAAGAACAAAAGCTTGATTACACATATGAAACTAATTCTTTGCGATTAGTTGCTGAAGGCAAACTCTCTGAAGATCAAAGAAAGGTTGCTTTAGATGGCCTGAAATTGCAAAAACAGCAAGAGTTAGGGTTATTAAAACTAGCTCAGGAACAGCGGTTGTTTCAAGCCCGTTTGTCTCTGCTTTCGGAAACTCAAGCCATGCAGGAGAGGTACAGACTGGAAAGAGAGGAGATTCTTAAGAATACCAAGCTTTCCATTGAAGAGCGGCAAAAGCTAATCGCATTATCTAAAGCCACTCAGGAGAAAGAGACTCGCGATAAGGTGAATAATGCTGTTCAAAACTGGGGTGGCATTCAGGCTGATATGAATGGTACCAGCGAGTTCTTCAGACAGGATCAAGAGCGGTTTAGTCGTCTAAATGCTGCAAATGATTTAGCAGATAGCCAGTATGCTGCTACTGATCTTGATGAAAAAAATGGGTTAGATAATCTAAATGCACAAATGGAAGCAGGGCTCATTAAGCAACAGGATTTCGAAAACCGGAAAACAGCTATCATTCAAGCTGCTCAAGATCAACGTAATCAGATTGCTGCCGAATATGCTCAGAATGCTCAGGATATTGAAGATAAGTATCAACAAGATCGCTTGAACACTCAAATTGCATTTGGTGGCCAAATGATGGGTTCACTCACATCGATGTTTGGTTCAATGTTTGGTGAGCAGTCTAAAGCATACAAAATAATGTTCGCTGCAGATAAAGCTTATGCGATTGCAGCTGCCGGTATTGCGATTCAGCAAAATATTGCAGCAGCTTCAAAAGCTGGTTTTCCTCTTAACATTCCATTAATTGCTGGAGCTGTTGCACAGGGTGCTAGCATTATTGCAAACATCCGGGCAATCAAAGATCAAGGCTTTGCAGATGGTGGTTACACTGGATCTGGTGGAAAATATGAACCTGCAGGTATTGTCCACAAAGGCGAGGTGGTCTGGTCGCAAGAGGATATTCGCCGTTGGGGTGGCGTTGGGTTAGTTGAAAATATGCGTAAGAGTGCAAACCCTGAAGCATTTATCAATAATCATGCACAGAACAATACTTCAATAGAGAATGTTTTTAACCGTTCTTTCTTGAGTTCGAAAGCCTTTAATGACAACAAGTCGATTTCAAATATATCTAACCTTTCTAACTCAAAAGTTCTAAATAGTAATGTTTCAAACAGTACTGTGCAGAATGCTGAGAAAGAATTGCTGAAAGAAGTTTCTATCTTCAAAGACAATGGTTTTGCAGATGGAGGATATACAGGCAAAGGTAAGAAATATGAGATTGCTGGTGCCGTGCATAAAGGAGAAATTGTTTGGTCCCAAGATGATATTAAAAAATGGGGTGGTGTTGATAAAGTTGAACAGATGAGAAGGGCGACAAGTCCAGAATCATTTGTTTCTAACTATGCTCAAAACCATACCACTTTTGAGAGTATTTTGAATCGGGCGAACCAGAGCTCAAGGATTTTTAATCAGAGCAAAGAAATCTCGAACATCTTTAATCAATCTGTTCAAGATGATCAGATTATTTATAAGGGCAATGGCAACGTGCCTACTTCAGCAACTTCTGATCTATACCACGATGGCAAGGTCTACTTCTCATCCAATGGTTTAGTTCAGGATCGATCAAATCTTGAGGATGTTCAAGACTTCACGATAAGTCAAGCTTCTCGACCTCAAGCTGAGATTATGCCTTCAATTGAACCTTCTACACCGACAATCAATTTCAAAATTGAAGTGATTAATCAGGTGAGTGGAGCGACAGTTGAAGCTGAACAACTGGATGAGCAAACAGTCCGGATCATTGTTACAGATGAACTGGATAAGCAGCTTCCAAGAAAGGTACCGAAGCTTGTAAGTGATCAAATTGGTAATCCAAACTCAACTATTAGCCGGTCTTTGACTGAGAATACGACAGCAAGACGGAATCGTACTTAATAATTTGAACCCTTTTCGGAGGGTTCATTTTCATAATATTTAAATTTCAAGGTGATAGAGTCTATTTGCATTTAAATTGATGGTTATGACATGAAAAAAATAATTGTAATTCCGACAATACTTTTAAGCCTTACGGGATGTGCCATTCCTGCGGTAAATAATCTCGTAAGATCTACAAATATGTATCAAGACGAAATAGCAGGTGATACAGCGAATTTAAGGGTTTATAGAAGTAATGTACCCATGGTGCAGTTCTATATTACTTATCAAAATAATGAGGGTGAAAAAATTTCAAAAAACCTAATAACTAAGCAGATTTCAAATAATTTAACAAAGTATGGTTCTATGCATGAGCCCAAAAAATTAAATATGCCTAAACCCACAATCAGTTTAAATAATGGTGAAGAGTTTTTTGAGTTTAAAGTACCCGCAAATAAGAAGTTAACTTTCAGGCTTACTTCTGTTATTGGGTCAACTACTATGTATAGTTGTAATGTAAAAATGGACTATCAGTTGGAAAGAAATGGAAATTATGAATTGATCCGTTTTAAACAGATCAAAGATTTTGTGAATCCAGCTTTACTGACTGAACCATCTCAAGATGGAACTTACTGCAAGTTTGTAGTGAAAGAGATTTTTGAAGATGGTAAAGAAACTATTATTAAATCGATTTCTTAAGTTTTAAATACTTTATTAAATAAGGGAAAATTGCGATGCATCAGAGTGAGGTTGGATTCTGGGGTGGTGGTAGTATGTATGTATCAGGTGTTCCTAATGATGTACAGAAGTTCTTTGAAGCACTCATAAAATTATCTTTAAAATTTCCAAATGATTTTGAGTGGCCTTTGGTACTTAATAGATTATATAAAAAATATGTTCGATATGAAGATATTAATAAAACTAAAGAGATTATGGATTTCTGTAAATCAAAACTGACAGAGCCATCTGAAAATGAAGATACGAATGTATTTTTAAAGTACTTTAGACAATTTGATTCTGCAGTAGAGAGCGCAATTTATTTTTACGAGTATTTCAATGATTATGTACCAGTTAGAATAGCTGTGGTTGATTTACCATGGCAAATGGTTGAAGCCCGAAGACCTCTTCGTGAATATGATCAATTAGAAGGCGAACCTTATTGGTTGACTGATTATAGTTGGGAAGAAATGGAACGGTTAGGCAACTTATAAATTGTAGATTCTTATTATTTAAAGCCCCTTTGGGGCTTTTTTATTACCTGAAGGAAAGTTATGTACAAGTTAAAGCTAAATCCTCAGACCAGCGGCTATGGTGTAACACCGGGTGATGATGTGAAACGTCAGCAAATGGATGGTGGGCGTGGTCGCTATTACATCGATGTAAAACGTAATAGCCATATTGTCGATGTGAACTGGAATTTAAGTAAATCCGATTTTAATAAAATGATGGCCTTCTGGCGGATCTACCAGAATAAGCCAGCCTCATTTTATGCAGACTTGGTGATTGATCAGGGAACACGTCAGCAATACCTGTGTAACTTCATTCCGAACTCGTTCAAGACCAATGAAGTAAACGGCAACTTATATCGTGTGAACGCGCAGCTCGAAGTTGTTCAAAATCAGGCTAACCTTGCCGCTGATATAGCTTTGATTAAAGATTGGGAGGTCTGATGGATAACGAATATGCCGAATTCTTTTTCAATCGAAAAGTTGATATTTATCAACTGGAATGTATTGAACTCTCACACCCTTCTTTTATGAATACTTACCGGGTAGTCCGTAATGATGACCGAGGTGTCTATGTACAACATAAGGAGGGATCCGGTCAGGTCTATTATGAATTTTTGCCAGCATCTATTCAAAGATCCGGAATGCTGGGTGATCTGGACCAGACATTAACAGTCTCTATATCTGGTTTAGGTGATGTAATGCCGGATGAGTTTGAACGGGTAATCGAAGGCCAATATCCCGATGTAAAGCCAACAGTAAATTACCGGATTTACAGTTCAGACAATCTGAATTCTCCAATGTTTTATTTACTCGGACTGCAACTCTCCAGTGTTGCCATGAACCATAAAGCTGTGACATTCAAGGCTGAATCACCAAGATTAAATACTGCGAAGACTGGAGATATCTTTTCGCTTGATCGTTTTAGTGGTTTGAAGGGAGCTATATGAAGAGTCACGATCATTTGCTCGATAAGCAATATGACGAGGAACACTACAACTGTGTTCACTTCGCGCATGAAGCTGCAATGGATCTATATGATATTAATCGAGGAGAGGCGCTTGAGTTTTTTATGAAGCCCGTCAAAGAGAAGGTATTTCTGCCATCAAGATTGAAATTACTAAATCCACTGCCCATGCCTAAGGAAGGCTGCATAGTCGCCTTTCATTCTAGATACCGAAATAAGCCCCCACATGTGGGGCTTTTTCGTTTGGGGCGTATTTTGCATTTGCAGGAATCAGGCGTTTCATGGATGCCAATTCAAGTCGTTCAAGCATTTGGATTTAATCGTGTGAGTTTCTATGATTAAGATTATTTATAAACAAGACCCTTTATCCGAAGACAAAACAATTGAACACGCCGAAACTTTGGGTCAATGGCTTACTTCAAAATATGACCATATGCCTGAGCATATCCGTATTTTTCATACCACCAGCAATATGGATCATGCGGAAATTTCATTTGCGAATGAAGTCACGCCGAAGAATGCATATGAATTAAAGCAGTTAGATTTCTTACCGGGTACTTTCATTGTAATTGAGAATCCCAAGGGTATGGACCCCATAACTCTAGCTTGGATAGTGGTTGCTTCTATAGTTATGGGGGTGGCTGTTGCATTATTAATGCCAGTACCATCAATTACCCAAACCAACCAGAATAACAATCAATCCTCGTCTGCAAATAACGAATTATCAAACCGTGAAAATAAAACTCGCGTAAATGGTCGTATCGCAGATATTTATGGTGCTGCTCACGATACTCCTGATCTAATCGCGGTGCCTTACAAGGTATATGAAAACAATGTTGAAGTAGAGCATGTTGTCGGTTGTATTGGTCGTGGCCACTATAAAATTAATGGTGCTTATGACGGTGAAACCAATATTGTCGATATTGCCGGCGCATCGGTAGAAGTCTTTCGACCAGGTGTCGATATTGTTTCAGGTGAGCCATATTTCGCGCTTGGTACCGAAATTACCACGCCGCCACTAACGGTTCAGCACCAAAACTCGGTGAATGGCCAGATCTTGCGTCCGGCAGATACTCAAAGCTTGGAAGGTACCAACTATCTTCTTTTTGCCTATCCAAATGAGATCCTGCGTGCATCTGCAAACAATACTGATTTAACCACTAAGTTTGTTAGTAATGACCGGGTAGAAATCACAAATGCTTCGTTTACTTACAACGGCCAGACTTATGATTTAAACGGTACATATAGCGTTCTATCGGTAGCTGATGACCGTATGGCATTGTCTAATCCGGCTGCGGTAAACTCCAACTGGTTAAAGCTTAAAGAGTTAAGTAACCAACAAACAGCAGCTTTATCACCAAAGATTAGTTCAATAGGTGAAAAATGGATTGGCCCATTCATTCTTGACAATATTGAACGTAGCCGGGTGCTATGTAACTTTGTTGCTAGTAATGGACTTTACACAGTTTCTTCAGGTGGAAATCAGGGAGCTGTAAACGTCACGATTGAAGTTGAAGTAACGCCGGTTAATGAATCTGGTGCAGCCATTGGCAATCCAATGCTGAAGCAGATCATCCTAAAGGGTTCAGCAAAGTCACGTCAGACAGTTGGTGCAACGCTGGATATGGTGACATTTCAAGGTCGCTGTAGTGTCCGCGCACGCCGTTTAACACCAACACCGGCGGTTACAACGGTAGTAGATGAAGTAAAGTGGCAGGCGCTTTACGGTGCTTATCCTTTACAAAGCACAGTGTATGAGCATGAAACGGTTTTTCGTGCGCGTACTTATGCAACCACTGGAGCTTTATCTGTCAAGTCCCGTAAGATCAATTTCGATCTTCAGCGAATGTTGCCGACTTATAAAAACGGGGCAATGACAACAGAGCTATATCCAACGTCTAGCTTTGCTGATGCTTTGGTATCTATGGCACTGGACGACAAGATTGGCCGCCGTACGATTGATGAGATTGATCTTGAAAACATCTATCGGACTTATAACGATGTAGTGGATTATTTTGGTACGCCACTAGCGGCTGAGTTCTGTACTACGATTGATGATACAAACCTGTCTTTTGAAGAGCTGGTCACCAATCTATGTGATGCAGTTTTTTGTACCGCTTATCGACAAAACAACAAGCTCAAGCTTTATTTTGAACGGCCAACTGATAACTCGGTAATGCTGTTTAACTTCAGGAATATCATTCCAGATAGTTACAAGCATGATCTAACCTTTGGCGTGATGGATGACTACGATGGACTGATCTATGAATACACGGATCCGACCGACGATAGTCGTATTAATATCTATTTGCCAGACAAAGGAGCAAAGAACCCGAAAGAAGTGAAGTCTGTTGGTGTACGGAACAAGTGGCAAGCTCATTTCAATGCTTACAGGCTCTGGAATAAGCTTCGGTTTCAACGTAAATCCATTACCTTTGATGCGGCACCAGAATCAGAATTACTGGTTTTACGTGACCGGATTGCTGTAGCGGATTATCGCAATGGTATTCATCAAAGCGGTGAGGTGGTGCAGCAAGAGGGTTTAATCCTGACTTTAAGCCATGATGTAGATTTTATTGCAGGCAAGAGTTATGTGATTTATTTGCAAATGGGGGATGGTACCGTGGACCTTATTCCTGTTACCGCAGGATCTGCCAAGAACAAGGTAGTTTTAGGCCGATTACCGAACGGTGCATTAAAGCTAAGTCCTGATGATTTTGTGAATACTATCTATACGGTGGTTAATGACGATACCAAAGGCTCACTGCCTTATCTGGTTGCAAAAAGAGAACCGGCTGACCAGTTCTCTAATACAATTACTGCAATTAATTACGATGAACGTTATTACCTCAATGACAAGGACTTTATTGACGTGCCGGTAGATGATTCACCGATTTACATTCGATATGACCAGCTTGATATTAATCTCGCACGTTTATATCAAATGCAAAGAGGTGATTTACCAACGACTGGAGAAATTAGCTTTGTAGTTGAAGCTGGTGCGCTGGTTTCAAGTTCAAGTTCTTATCGACCTGAAACAAGGATGGTTTATAAGTTTGACTATAATAATAGTCCTGCAAAACGAGAGTATATCGTTCCTGCTGCAACTGAATTACCAGCGATAGATACAGGGGAGTTCCCACCTGATCTGGTGGTGAATCTAACGATTAAAGGCTCAGTTGTTGGACGTGGTGGAGATGGCGGGTTGCCACATCTAGCTTACGGAGATTGGGAAAAAGATTCTGACTTCAATTTTACCAAAACCCGCCGTGATGGGTTTCAGGGAGCACCCGGTTTGTTGAACCGGCACAGCAAACTAAACCTGATTATCGATGGAGGGACGTTAGCTCGAGGCGGCTCAGGTGGTGGAGCAACACCAAGTGGTATTTACACTGGATCATCTTATGGGGTTCAGGGAATTCCTGGTGGTGCTGGAGCACCATTTGGTCGGGTCATGACTGGACAGCCGATTTCAAATGACTCACAAGATTATCGCCTCTATCTGGAGAGTTATTTATTGGTTATGAAAATCACTGATGCTGAAGCTTCGGTACCCGGTAAAGGTTACCGAACCCAAAATGACCGTTATGGATCTCCATTATCGGGTGATGGCGGTGGATGGGGCGAACGTGGTACCAAGTCTACCAATGATGGAACATGGAATTGGCAATACCATGGAACGACTGAAGGTCAGCCGGGGCCGGGCGGACCTGCAATTGTTGGGGTGGCACCTCTAACAACTCAATTGATTAACGGAGGGAAAATCTTACAAACCCTTTAAACCTTAAAAGAACTATGAGCACCCAATTGGGGTGCTTTTTTATTGTCTAAAAATATCTGGAGAGATTTATGGAACCAGTTTCCACAAGCGGTTTAACAGCAATTTTAAAATTTTATGGTGCAGCAATTATGGTGACTTTAGCGGTCGCTTTAGTGGCAGCAGTTGTATTGATGACACGTATGCCTCGCTCACCACAAGAGTGGGCAGTTGGTTTGATCTGTACTGTTGTATCAAGCCTTGCTGGCGGCTCATTCATTATTGTGAAGTGGGGACTTCATGAATGGGTTACTGATGTATGGGGGATGATTGCTCTAGGTGGGTTCTTCTTTGTTTGTGGTTTACCCGGTTGGGCTTTAGTCCGTTGGATCTTTAATTTTATAGATAAACAGGAAGGTAAAACGATCGTTGAAGTAATCAAAGAGTTTAAGAAAGCCAGAAAAGACATTGAAAACAGCTAATGCCGCCTTCGGGAGGTTTTGTTTAGAAGTATCAAGTATAAGAGAGAAATTACCTGTTGACACTGCAAGCCGCTGACTACTACGAAAAACTATCGACAACCAATATTATGAAACGACCACCTTCGGGTGGTAATTCTTTTTTTACGGGTAGGAAAACGGGTATGAAGCGTGAGTCAACTAACAGAAACAATTTTTTAACAAAGTTAGCGGAAGCCCTTCCGCCTGATATTAAAAAACGGAAGGGGGTAAAGTTCGTCTATTAATTCTATAGGAAGTAAGAAATGTACTTTATTCCAAAAAAGCAAAAACCCCAGTGCGCCAACACTAGGGTTTTGGTTAACAGTTAAGGAGGGTTAACTATTAATGAATCAATCTGAGGAAAATGTTAGCACCAAACCCGGTATAAGTATAGAGGGTAAAATGAGTGAGAAAGACGCAGGTAGAGCTGCTGTAATCATGGCTTGGGGTAAAGCTATATCCCTAGTAATTGGTAGTGTTGCTGGAGCAATAACTGCTATTACGACTTTTTTTAAATATATATTTTAAAGCTATGAAACAAAACTTATGAAGCCGACTTATTTGAGATCGGCTTTTTATTGACTGTGCGCCTAAGGGCGCTTTTTTATTGTCTAAAGGAAACTTAAATGAACATCGAACAATACCTTGAAGAATTGATCAAACGTGAAGGCGGTTATGTAAATAACCCGGCAGATCGGGGCGGTGCAACCAAATACGGTATTACTGAAGCAGTTGCTCGAGCAAACGGATTTAAAGGAAACATGAAAGATTTGCCGCTGGATGTGGCCAAAGCAATTTACCGCAAAAACTATTGGACAGCCCCACATTTTGACAAGGTAAATGCTATCTCTTCTGCTGTAGCTGAAGAGCTTCTAGACACTGGTGTGAATTGCGGTACCGGCTTTGCAAAACCTCTTTTACAACGTGCTTTGAATCTCCTAAATAACAATGGTAAAGCAGGGTGGCCAGATTTATCAGTAGATGGGATATATGGTCCGGCAACTCTTAATGCACTCAAAACTTATTTGGTCAAACGCGGGAAAGAAGGCGAGAAGGTTCTGGTGCGAGTTCTCAATATTATGCAAGGGCAACGTTACATTGAAATCTGTGAACGTAATAAAAGCCAGGAACAATTTTTCTACGGCTGGATCGCCAATCGGGTTGTTATATGAAAGTCTTTCATTGCAAACGCTCAAGGATAGCTTCCGCAATTACATTGCTGTGCATTCTATTTTCAGGATGCACAGCGCATGCGATTAATAACAATGTGAATGTAGGTGTTTGTGTGAAAGTCATCTAAGGAGGATTTTTATTGAGAAAATATTTGCTCATTTTTAATGATATCAATTAATTTTGAGCAAATTTATTCTCATTTTTAAAAGCTATTCTGATCGACTCATTAAAAAAGAATAATGATGTAATTTATTCATTTCATGTAACTGTTGGTGAATAGCATCCTTAAAATCTATTTCATAATGAATTTTTAAATTTGAATTCTTTTTTAGCAATAGGTCAATTAAATAATTCATATTGTACCTAAGAAAAAGCATATTGCATAAATAGCCGCCTAATAAATCAATTAATTTTTGAAGTTTTAGATTATTTATATCCTTATCTTGATAAGCATCATGATATAGATCATGTAACTTTTCGGTGATAAGATTAAGTGGCTCTATTAATGAATTAATACTTTTAAGAGTCTGTCGTACATTTTGATCTAAATTTTGGAAATGATTATTTAGTAATTTCTCTTCTGAATATAGGACAATAGATACTGGCACTACAACATTATAATTAGTACCTTCCTCATCGCTTTTTATCTTTAGAGCGTTTACATAACAAGGAAACAAGTCATCATATTCTTTTTGTAAATTCTTAACTTCATCTTTTAATTCTTCTAATAAAGAGTTTAATAACCTTTTTTTTTCAATATAGTTTTTATAAACTTCTATAAATGGTATTGCCAATATCCCTAAGAAAACTGTTAGGAATGGTGCTAATAAAGGAATTAAAGTTTTTAATTCTTGTGTATCCATAATTTTTCACCTGTAAATAAAATATTATTTATTTTAATCTTTTATAGTTAATAACTCATCAAATTTAAAAGGATTTTTACTCAATTTATCTCTACTCATTGACCAATTACGACCAGGCACATAGCATGGACCAACGCCTAGTTTTTTCTTTCCAAATTTGCTGTGAATACCATCCATAGCCTGCATTAAACATTCCTTTTTCTCTATTTGTTTAAAGTCAGATAATAGGTCATAAGTGTGGCCAGACTTTGGCTCTAAACATGTCAGCACAACACCGCATTTTTTGTATTTAATTCCTTCTTTATAGATTTCGTTCAACATTCTTGTTGCTGCTTTAACAAAATCAATAGCGCAATCCGTGGGCTCAGAAAACGAACCTGTGATTGATTTGTTGTAGAACGGCACATTGGGATCAAAAGGGTTTGACTGTACAAAAGCAATCATGCATCCGCATAAAAGCCCTTCATCACGAAGTCTTTTACACGCATCTTGAGCATACATTGAGATAGCTTCTTTCAGATCATTAAGTTCAGTTACGCGACCACCGAATGACCTTGATGCAACAATCTGCTTTTTAGATGGGGGAGTGTGTTCAATCTCAATGCATGAGATACCTTGCAGTTCGTAAATGGTTCTGGCCATGACGATAGAAAATTTTTTTTGCATTTCTCTAGGTTCAGCACAAGCTAGATCAAGTACCGTATTAATTCCCATTGATTGAAGCTTTTTTGAATGCTTACGACCAACACCCCAAACCTCTGAAACATCGATAAGTGAGAAGTAATATTCTTTATTGCACGGATCCATTGATACCAGATCACAAACGCTGTTAAAGCCGGGATTTTTCTTTGCAATATGATTTGCAATCTTTGCTTCTGTTTTACTTCTGCCGATTCCGACACAGACAGGTAAGCCTAACCACTTCCATATTTGTTGGCGCATTTGCTGGCCAACTTTTTCTAAGTCAAAATTCTTTTCATAAGCTGTGAAATCTACAAAGCACTCATCAATCGAGTACGGTTCAACTTCTTCTGCAGTTACGTAAGAGGCAAGGATCGTATGAAAGCGCCGTGACATTTCTGCATACATTGTATAGTTGCTTGAAAGAACAATTACGTTATGTTGCTGAACAATGTCTTTAATTTGAAAAAGCGGCACACCCATTTTTATATTTAAGGTTTTTGCCTCGTTGCTACGCGCCACGGCGCACCCATCATTATTGCTGAGCACAATAACGGGTTTATCATTCAAAGATGGATCAAAGACTCTTTCACATGAGACGTACATATTATTGACGTCTATGAGAAAAAAGACTTTATTCTCATGTTTCATGATCTTTTTCTTGTCATTTTAATGATATGAGTGACAACGCCCCAGATAATTAGTTCTTGTCCTTCTTGTAGGTAGATATTTTTATATTCTGGATTTTCTGCTTTAAGCCATTGGCCAGACTCATCAATCATTAGGCGCTTAACTGTAAAATCATTATCGATTAGTGCCACGACAATATCGCCGTGCTTTGCATCAAGACTTCGATCTACAATCAATTCGTCATCAATATCAATGCCTGCATTAAGCATTGATAGTGATGCAACCTTGACAATAAACGTTGAAGTTGCATTTTTGATTAAGTGCTCATTCATATCGAGCGCTTTATCGACATAATCTTGTGCTGGAGAGGGGAAACCAGCGGAAATCTTTTCAAGTGCGTAAGGGACAAGCATGTGAGTTGATGGTACAACTAGCTTGATAGACATAACCTCAGATAAAACAAAACCTTTTTGAAGGTATGGCTTTATCTGGATAATGGATGGTGCAATTTCGCTCATATATTTCCCCTAGCTTGATTTTGTAACATATTCAAGATGATATTCTAGAGATGAGCTAAAATTCAAATTTAAAAAGCTGTGGATAAACAAATAGAAGTCAAAAATTGACGTAGCCAAAAGTGCATTTGGTCGGAAATTCTACGCACTTAATTGGCTGATTTTCTTGGTTTAGGGAAATATTCGGCAGTAAATTCACCGATCGGCATTTCAAAGAAAAATTGATCAGCATCTTCTTTTTTAGAGTTCAGCCAGTCTTCTCGATACTCTTCGGGGATTACAATAATCGATCGTTTCTCATCTTCGGGTTTATGGAACTGTGACATAAAAGGGTGGTTATCTGCATTAATAGTTAGCATCGACATTGATCTAACTTGTTGGCCATCAATCACAGTTGAATCATATATAGCTGCAACGGTGAAAGGTAAGCCGTCTTCTCTATAAATTCCCCAACGTTCTGCTTTACCATTCACATATCTCGGTTCATAGATCTTTTCTACAGGTAATAATGCAAACTGGCTTTTAGCCCATGCATGTCTAAAGCTTGGCTTTTTATCTACAGTTTCTGTTCTAGCGTTATAGGTATACTTTGAGAATTTTAAGTCATGGTTCCAAGGTGGAATCATGCCAAACTTAACTTGACGCCATTCGATATGGCCATCTTTAGAAAATATAAGAGGGCAGTCGTAACCCGGATAAACATCATTTTTATAGTCGAATGTTGGCTCGAAGAGGTTTAGCAGGTGTACCCGGTCTTTACGTATTGGTTCGTAGTTCGCACACATACCTTAAGCCTTATTTTGTTATAAAAAATTATCTATGATTTAAGAATATCTCTTCTCTATAAAAATTAAAATCACCAGTCCTACTGTCTGATGTAAAAATTAAAAAGGCATTTTTTAAAGCTTCTGGCATAAGGAAGTTAAACCAAATATTCAATATCCTTATTGAACAACCACCACCCATAAAAACTATAATAGTTTTATTTTGACCAAAGATATTGTCAATATAAGATGTATCTTTTAAAGGGGAGTATGGATTCTCCTTGAGAAGTTGACGAAGTATTTCATAGAAATCTTTATTTATATACTTTAATTTACGGTGTAATTTTAATCCCTTTAAAGACAATCTCATAAAATTAAATTGGTTTGCTGATATAAATTCTTCACCCCATAACCATGCAATAAGCTCATAAACTATTTTTAATGCGAGAAGAGCCATTAAATCATAATCAAGACTAAAAGAAATATTTATTTCAGGTTGCTCAAGAACTTTAATATTTTCTTTTGAATCTTCAATTATTTTCTTTATATCATCTCTCAATTTATCTTCTCTTAAAACTCTACCTTCCTTTTTTGCCTTTCTGCTTATAGCTTTAAAAATATCATTTTCAATAGTTTTTAAATCTCTCTTATCAATAGAAGCCTTAAATGTAAAGGCACCATCATCAGTAAGTTGCTGGTCAATAACGGGCAATTGATATAATGAAAAATCAGATTCATAACGAAATCTTATGCCATTATATGAATATTCTCCAGCAAGAGGATTCGTTAACTTATTTTTTTTCCCTTTAATTTCGTTAGTATAAGCATATAATTTAAAATATATATTTTTTGCTAAAGGCCCTTCTAACGAATGTCCGAGAGTACTATTACATTCTTTACACACATTCTTTACGACAATTTGACCTCCAATAAACTCTGGAACTATATGCTCATCAGTTAACTTTTTATTTTTATTATTTTCATCATTGGAAGCCATGCAGATAATACATTTAGTAAAATCATAATGTAATTCAAGAGGAGGGAAAATGCTTTTATAGTTAATATTCATGTGCTATTCCTATAAGTTTATAAATATACTTAATTTTTAATATAATATTTACTATAAAATACTCCAAAAAATTGAACAGCTATAATGTCAAAATAACTCCAATCGTTGATATCAGTAACCTCAATTAATGTAAAATATGGCGTTTTATTTAATGGGTAATTCTCTTTGTTTATGAGAATCATTGGTTCATTGAAATTATTAAATTGATGTGCCGTTAAGTCAATAACATATCTGTCATTCTCTATCCAGACATGGCAATCATTTTCAGCATCTGTACCTTTCATTAATTTAAATTCAGTATAACCTTCATTACTTAAAACTCTATACAATAGGCCAGAGGTAATATCACAACAATCAAATGGGAAATATTGATGACAGGAATTTATAAAGTTTTTAAGTTCATTAGAAAGACAAGAATAAACACTTTCAGAAATTTGCCTAACATTATCAAAATTATTAGTATCCATATTATCTAATTTTCCATAATTTTTAAGTTATCTAGAACTTGTGTGTGATGATCTATTAATGCTTGAGCCTGATTTCTGGATTCATTTTTCTCAAAGTACAAGCGATTTTTAATCAATGCTTTAACTGGTTCTGAAATAATTACGTCTTCAATCATATTCATAGCTTTCTTTAAATCATCGAAAGAAACTTGAATATAGCCATCAGTTACATCGTTATCATCATCGTCCGTAGTATGGTTGATTAAACGTTTAATCGTATAGCTTCCTATGGCCAAGCTATTGGCAATAGTGCCAAAGGTGCGGCGTAAATCATGGAACGTAAATTCTATACCAGAATTCTCAGTTACTTTTTCACGTGCAGCTCGGCGATCTGAAATATGAGAAACACCATTTCTATCGGTAAAGACATATTTATTATCACCGGCACGTTTTTTACGTTCACGCATAATATGCCAAAGGGTGTCACCCATAGGTAGCAAAAGATCCTCATGGTTCTTTGTATTAATGATTTTGATAGTACCGAATTGAAGATCTACATTTTTCCATTCAACAGATTCTGCTTCACTACGTCTAAAACCAGTTAGAGCAAGTAAGAATAAAAAGTCCTGATTAGTATAAGCTCTAAAGTCATTATTTTGTTCACCCATCCAGTAAGTTGTGGCCACAGCCAATGCCCATGCTTCACGCTGATCTGCACGAACGTGGCCTTTTCTGCGTTTAATTTTATTGAAAGCTTTTTCTTCTTTAACAATAACAACCGGGTTTTTAATATTTAGAATTTTGTTCCCAGATTCATCTTTATATCTGCTAATCGTATGATTAAAGAGGGCATGTAAAAATTTTGATGCAAGATTAGCTCGGGAAGGGCTTGCTTCCGAAAGCTTGAGATGGCGATCAATAATCATTGCACTAGTGATTTGATCAAGTTTTATATCTTTCCAATCGCTGAAATAGTTATCTATGCATCCGTCATAAGCAATTAAAGATGTTTCCGCTAGCTTTTTACGCAATTTATAGTATTGGTAAGCTTCAGAAAGAGTAGGGACTAGCTTTTGTAAGGCATCATTTTGAATTGCTGAAGCTCGTATATCACGCTTTTGCTTAACTGGATCTACACCTTCATCCATTAAGATAAGGAGACGTTTAGCCTCAGTCCTTGCTTGTTCTAATGTATAGACACCATGTTTACCAATGACTTTACGTTTTGATTTGCCGTTTGGCATTTTCTTTTCAGCAAAATAACTTTTAGTTTTGCCCACACATAAGCCAAATCCTATAGTTACTGTATCTCTGTAAAAGATTTGTTTCTCTTCAGACAAAGGAATAGAGTCTATTACCGATTTAGTAAATTTAATGTGTTGAGCCAT